ACCAGGGGCATCTCATCGGCCCGGAGCAGCGAGCCATCCGGCAGCGCGAGCTGCGTCGAGTGCGACGGCATCGCCCTCCAGGTGCCCCAGATGGTGAGCGCAGATTCGTCGTTCTCGGCCTTCTCGCCCATCGCCGGATCGAGGCTCGCGAGCACGTAGTCGAAGGGCGGGAAGCGGGTCCGCAGCTCCTCGTCGGCGCCACGCGGCGGCCACAGATTCCACCACTCGCGCTTCAGGATCCCGCCGCCACGCGGGGCGGGAGACTGCTCGAACTGGCTCGCCACGGCGTAAGGGCCCATGACGAACTGGTCGCGCTCGACGACCTCGGGCGGGAAGCGCTCGGGCCAGTAGAGGTCGCCCTCGACCTCGCGCGGATCGCTCCAGCCGATCTTGGTCACGCAATGCCGGCCGGGGTCATAGTGCATCGGGATCATCAGATGCACGTACTCGCCGCCCAGCTCGCGGATGATGTAGCCGGCGATGTCGTCCTCATGGACCCGCTGCATGATGACCACGATGGCCGAGGTCTTCGGGTCGTTGACGCGGCTCGGCATCACTTCCCGGAACCAGTGCAGCTTGTCGGCCCGGTCGGCGTCGCTCTCGGCCGTCTTCACGTTATGCGGATCATCGATCACCACGCGGTCGCCGCGTTCGCCCGTGCCCAGGCCGCCGGAGCTGGTGGCCAGCTTCCAGCCGGTGCGGTCGTTGGTGATCTTGTGTTCGCCCGTACGATCAATTGTGAAGCGGTCGCCCCACAGCTCGGCGTAGGCCGGCTGCGAGATGAGCTGGTGGAAGCGGATGTTGTCGCGGACTGTCAGGCCTTCGTTGTAGCTCGCCGTCACGTAGCGCAGATGCGGCTGGGCCAGCGGGCCCCACTCCCAGGCCGGCCAGAAGACCTCGGTCAGGAGCGACTTCATCGCCCCCGGCGGGCAGTTGATCAGGAGCCGGGTGATCTCGCCTCGGGTAACCGCCTCGAGGTGCTTGCAGAAGGCCTCGAGATGCCAGCCCCAGACGAAGGGCCGCGTCTCGGGCTCGAGGAAGTGCCAGCCCCAGCGGACGAAATCAAGCAGGCTCCGTTCGCTCTTCTCCCGCGCCACCATCTTCGACAACGTCGACGACGGGATTTTCAAGATAGGACTCTCTAACCACCGCGAGAACATCCGCGAGCTTGGCGAGGTCTTCATCATCCAATGCCGTCAGGTCGATGGTTCTGGGGATCACCAGCGGGCCACCGTCGTGGCCGGCGTGGTGGACGTGATAGGTCTGGCTGAACTTCGCCGGATAGATTCGCTCGAGTGCCCATTTGATGTTGTCGGAGTGCACGCGGACCGCGTTCACCAGCCCGTGATCGACCATCTGGCGGGCGCCCTGCTTCTCGCTCTCGATGAGCTGCTGGGCCTCGATCAGCCGGTCACCGAGGGTCATCAGCTCGGCGAGCCAATATTCGCCGCGCGCGTGGATGGCCTCGTCCATGGCGGTGTTGAATTCGGGGTGGATCGCCAGCCAGCGGTGCATGGTGCGAACGCTCGGCATCTCCGGCTGCTCGCTGACATGGGCCAGCGTCATGCCGATGGAAACCATGGTGCAGATCTTGCCCGCCATCTCCGGCGAGTAGGCGCTCGTGCCCTCGCGGACGGCGATGGCGTGTTTGATCGCCCAGGCCGGGCGCGAAGTCACCAGCAGCGGCACACCGAAGCGGTCGACCTGGGGCTGGACGGGCTTGCTGGGCGCCTTCCTGGCACCCAGGTTCCCGCGCTTGATCGGTTTCCGGCGCGGCATCTGATCCTGTTGGGCAATAAAGAACCCGCCGCGCTGGGGAAAGGCGGCGGGTTCCAGGGGTTACACGAGCCGGGGTCGAGGGCTTTGAAGCTCGTGTGTCTTCAGGACGCACTTTTGAGGAGCCGGGGGAAAGCGAGGAACGCAGCCCCCGATTGCCAACAGGATTAATCGCAGACCTGGGGAACCGTCAAGATGTCGCTCATTCCAGGTGGATCTCCAGCGCCTGTCCGCCATGGACATGGAAGCAATCGAACGCTCCCGGCCCGAGAACGACCTCGGCCGGCTGTCCTGGTTCATGCAGGCCGGTCTTCGGATGGAAGGTCCGCACCACAGTGCGGAAGTGGAAGCCCTCGTTGCGGATCGTCAGGTCGGTGCGCTCGGGATTGCCGCTCATGGCTCCAGCACCTCGGCGCTCGGCTTCCCAGGCTGAGCGAGCCCCACTGTCAGGGCCTCATGCAGCGCCTGGGCCTCCTCCAGGGTCAACCGAATCACTTCCTTGTAGCCGTCGCGCTCGCCGATCACCGGAATGAGCACCATGGTGCCGCCCTCGCGATCCAGGCGCTTGATGGTCGATCCCGCCGCCAGCCGGATCTGATGCCCGATCTCGATAACCTTCATTTTGTGCTCTCGGGCCGCCACGCGCATGTAGGTCATGCCGCCGCCTCGCGGTTGCGGTCGACCTGCCGATACCAGCTCCACAGCCACTCGAGGCCGATGCGCAGCACCACCATGGCGCTGTCGACCGGGGGCGAGCGCCGGATCGTCGCCCAGGCGGTGGCTGACTGGTCGCAGCAGGCGACCGCGACCACGCAGGCGCGAGGCATTACCGGCAGCGGCCGGAGGGCCTGGGCGAGCCGGTCGACAGCGTCCAGCGCGGTGTCCGTCTCGGCATGCCTCCTGGAGCCGTTGCCGACGGTCTGGGAGAGCACCTGGGTGAGCCTGGGGGAAAGCCTAGCCGTGGTCCAATCGCTTCTGAGGCGCCTCCCGGCGCGCCAGTAGGCCCTATTGAGCTGTTCGTCCTCGGGGGCAAGTAAGTGCCGGTTGCGATATTCGTCGAGGGGGGTTTCGGCCCGGTTGCGCAGGTGGGGCTTGGCGCGGGCGGGATCGAAGCGGGTGTTGCGGGTGCCTTCCAGCTCGAGATCCAGGTGCCGGAGCAGCTCGACGGTGCCCCGGTCGAGACCGGCGTCTGAAATGATGACATTTGGGTCTTTGCCGTCGGGGACAAGGTCGGTTGGGTCGTAGGGGTTGGCGCCACGCCGGGTGCGGTCGCGAGCCTCTCCTTCGCGGGCGAGCCGCTGGACCTTCTCGAGCTTGCTTTCCCCGATGCCAGCCATTGGCCCGGCAGCATTGCTGCCCTGCCCGGCGGCGTCAAGCGCCCCGGCCCCAGTTGCACCAATCTCTTTGGCGAGGGAAAGGCACAACTCCTGTCATTCAGGTTGGGGCCGGGGCGTCCTGGTCCGCTGTTCACCGGCCGGGGTTCAGCGGAACCAAGTCCAGTAGAATACCGCCATCAGGAGCGATGGAACCAGCGCTCGTCGATGATCTGCAGCAGCACCCGGACACCGATGGAGAGCGCCATGCCGCAGAGGACGCCGAGAGCGAACATCATGAGGCACCCCACTGCAGCAGCAGCGTCACAACCAAAGTCAGGCATCCGGTGAGGAGATAGCGCCAGTGGCGGCGCGGCGACCACCACACCTCATCGAGGGCGATCAAAGTCATGGTATAGGTCCCGATGCCCTGGAAGGCGAGCTTGCAGGTGTCGGCGAAGAATTGCAGCGGCGTCATCGCTTCGCCGCTTTCGGCGGCAGATAGGTGATGTCGATCTGGTGGCCCACCGCCATCATGCCCAGCGCATCGAGAACCCATGCGTTGGCCTGCTCGCGGGTAGCAAGGCGGCGGCGCCAGCGCTGCTCGATGGCAATGAGCCCGGCCTCGTCATAGAGCGTCGCCTCGGCGCGCCATTCGGCAAGCCCGCCCGGCATAGCAACCAGCTCGACCCGACGAGTCGCGTAGTGCTTGGGGCGGATCATGAGGGGATCCGGTAGCGCATCTTGCCGAGCGCGAGGCGGGCCAGGAAGAGTCGCTCGTCGAGGCCGTGCAGCCGGCAGCAGTGCGCGACATAGAGCTGGTAGAGAGCGCGGACCTGTCGACGGCGCCTCATGCGTGGCGGTGGAGCTCGGCGGCGAGCCTTTCAACCTCAGCGCTGACCCAGGCGATGTCGCGATAGGTATCGAGCGCGTGCAGCTCGGGAAACTTATCCTGGACACGGCGCACCACGGGATCCATTCCCGGCATGTAGTCGAAGGCATGGGCACAATCGAAGCCGAGCCACCAGACGTCGTCGCTCTCGCCCGGATCGGGGCAGTGGCAGACGGCGTGGTCCTGCGGGACACCCTTCATGCACGGCCCGGCGAAGGTCAGCCCGCCGTGCACGTCGGCGCCGCCCAGATGATCATCGCCGTAGTCGCGCCGGTAGCAGGGATGGCCCGGCGGGACCCCGACATAGCCGCACAGGTGGCCGAGCGGCGCGCGCACGATCAGGCACGGGTAGCCGGTGGCCTCGTCGGCCCACTGGC